AGCTCAATTTCTTGCTGTACTATTGAATAATCAATTGGTGGTAATTCTCTTTTTTCGTCTTCATCATCTTTAACTGTTGTATTATCTACAAGTTCAATATCTTCATCAATGTAACGATATTCAGTTAATGTATTTTCGTCACCGCGGCTCTCAAGACTCATAGCAAGGTAAGCAGGTGTTACAGATAATATAGAAACTTCAGGAAGAGTTATATCTTCTAAATATCGTCTTTTGATATTATCTTTACCATCTTCCCATGTATCCCCATTCGGCAATACAGAAAAAGCAAATGACCATCCTCTTAATTCTTTGTTTCTAGCTTTTTCAATTACTTCTGAATCTGTTACTATACATTCTGCACGTAATCCTATAGCATCTTCCCATAATTTCATATTGCCACTTTTAGTTCCACCTAGTAGCCTATTAGTCTTATGATTAAATAATAAATCTACATTATCAGTCTTTTCTAAAGCTCTCTGGAATGTTAGAGGTTTAACTTGTTCAATAAATTTTCCAGTGTTAGTTGATAATATACGACTATCCCTAGATACCACATTTACATATCCCGAAATAAATACAGAATCATTTCTTAGTTCAATCTTCAATCTTATCACCACCCTTCACATCTTGACTAGAAGAAGTATTCATTTTACTGGTTTTATCGGTGTTAGGAGTGTAGATTTCTTTTGTTTTGATGTTATAAAGAACATCCTGTAATCCTAATTTTATAAAGTCTAATCCATAAGGTTCTAAATCTTCCTCAAACCTTATCTCATCCCACTGCATAAAACCGTTTTTAATTGCAATTTCATAGGCTTGAAATCTCTTTAAAATATCTGCTTTTGTTAATTGTTTCATATCAAAAGCAAAATAATATTTATCTTTTTCAATTTCTAACAAGAAATCTTTATTTAAAGCTGTTTCAAATGATTTAATAATAGGCAATATACAGATTTTTATAAAATTGTTATATTCAATATCAGTTGCATTTCCATCAAGGATTCCTTTTGGTACATTAAATATTTTACATATCTCAGCACTATTAGTTTGCTTATTCTCATTCATTTGAGTTTCTACGCACGTTGCTTGTGCTTCCTTGAATTCAGCTCCATCATTTAGAACAATTATATTTTCACTGTTATCACCATATAAATTTTTCCATGCTGTTTTTAAAGCTGTTAATGCATCACCAGTTATTTTACTCTTAGCCTGTATGAACCCCTTCTTATTTCCACCCGTCTTTTGTAATATCTTTTCATACTTTAAAGCCAAGTAACTTATAGCAAGTAAATCATTATTCTCAGTAACAATACCAATACCATCTGCTCCATTTTTAGTTTTCCTGAGTATTTTTAGAAACTCGAATGGTTTATAAAATTTCCCATTTACAAGCAAATCATAGTCTTTAAATATAGGGTCAAAATTAACCTGTGCAGATACACTTGTTTTATCTACATAATTAATACTTTTGAACATATTGAGTTCTTTATTTATATAGGCATATCCACCACCCTCTAATAAATAATCCTCAATAAAAGCTTTTTTTAACTGAAAAGCATCAAGTGTGTCACCTGTTTCATCATTCAACAACTTAATTCTTCTATCTGTTTTTATTTCTGTAACTTTGCTATTTTCCTCAGAATATAATTTGATTGGAATCATAGCGATCGTATTAGAAATAACATTTACACAACCTGCTACACTAGCAATATTTAATGCTTGCTTTTTTGTTACTACATCTGAGCCAACTGTTGCTTGTAATATTAAATCCTCTAGCATATCGGCTCTTTCTTCATATGCGCGCCATTCTTTGTAACTTTTAATTAATCCCAAATTTCTTTTCACCTCTTTTCGTTAAATAACTTGTACTACAAAATTATTTTGATTTAATAACTTTTCTAATTGCAGTAAATATAAAGCAATTATTAAACTTACAACCATATCAACTTTTCCTGCGCTTGCTTTTTTGCTCACATATTTTCTTAATGTTTCATCTAATCTTACTTTTGCATTTGCAAAGTTTTCTTCCAATAGTTCATTTTCTGTATAATGGAACTTTTTAGATAAAATATATTCCTCTAAAAGTTTAGTTGGCATATGCAATGTATCACTGTGCTGACGTACAATTACACATGTATAACCTTCAGATTCTAAATGTTGAGCCGATGATAGACAATTTGACCTGTCATATCCAATAGAAACAACGTGCACACCATGCTTCTCTTCAATTTCCATTATTTTTTGTTCGATAAATAAATAATTTACTGTTGAATCACCGCAATCAAAACATTTACCAGATTTTATATGTTCATAGTAGTTAGTTTTTTCAAACTTATTTTTTTCTTCTATATAAGTAGCCATAGAATATGAACAATTGTCATTCGTAAGGGCTAAATCCAAACCGAGATATACATCACGCCCTGTCCAACTAAAACTTTCAACTTTACATTTACGCAAATCATCAATATTTATATAAGATGTACCAGAGTTTTTAGGCATGAAGTGATTCATATCTTTAGTTAAATATTCTTCTCTCTCAGATGGCTTATCTAATGCAGACTGTCTTTCTTCTCTGATAGTATTATAATTATCTTCAATTCTTAAAGGATTTGCCATTGCTAAACCTTCATCATCCCACAGGTGTTCTTCAGTGGCATAATAAAGTAGTGCAAACATTCTTTCATTTTTGACGACATTATTAAAAACTTTTCTTATGTAATCTAATTCTTCTATCATGATTGATTTATCTACTGCATATGCTGTAGTACAATTTACCTGTATGCCGTTCACTACATTTTTCTGCCCCGATTTCATAGCAAGTATATTGGCTTTTGTCGTAAAAGCTCCTATTTCATCAGCTATAAAACATGTACTTCTTACAGCATTGTTTTTATTCGGCTCTGCAACTCTAGCTTTATAAAAACTATTAGTTAACTTACATAATATTTGTCCACTCAAAGTTGTACTAATTTTAAAATGTTTTTTGATTAAAGGACTAGCTTCAATAATTTGTGTCATTGCCTTTTTTATTTCTCCAGCAAGTTCCTTAGAATGGCAAATCGAATACATTTCCGAATAATCATCTTCAGTAATCATAAATATAATTAATGTTACAGCAGCCATCCAACTCTTCGCATTTTTTCTCGGAACAAATAAAGTTATATAATTATTTTTATATTTAGCAGAATTTGATTTATATTTCCATCCAAAAATACTATAAAAAAAATAGGCTTGGAATCCATGAAGCCCATCAATTACTGGTGTACCTATTACATTTATACCTGTGGCAAAATTTAATAATTTTAATATACCTTCAGCTTTTTCAACCATTTCAATATCTAAGAAATATGGATAATCATCATCATTTTGTTTTACTAAATCATCTAATGTTATTTGACATTGTATTTTAACTTCTATAGGTGCAGGTTCTGTTCCACCTATTACATCTCTACAATACTGTAATGCCTTATCTTCTAATATCATTTTTTACCACCACCTATAACTTTAAGCAAAGGGTCTGAATCATTTTCTTTTTTCTTTGTTGAATCCAAAGCCAACTTACTTCTACTTGATGGTGATAATCCTAACTGCATTGCACATTGATAATATATCTGTGAATATTCTTTATATATATTGACAGCAGGATTCTTACATAATGTTCCATCCGCTTTTTGTATTACTTGTCCATATTTTCTAATTGCTTTTTTAGCTTCGCGCATATTCATAATTGAATCTACTGTTTGTATTATTAGTTGAATATCAAGGTTGTTTAAAATTTTCGAAGCCTTCATCTCATCTACCAAAAATTGATATATTTCTTTTTCTTTTTTAGTGCTTAATTCAGTAGGTGGAATATACACTAAAGTATCATCACCTTTTAATTTTGCTTCAGCTGCTTGACGTTCTTCAATTTGTTGCTTTGTTAAATGACCAGTTAATAAATCTACTGGATTTGAACCTTTAGGCATATATTTTCACCTCACTTTCTTTATTGTTTATATTAAACTGTTAAAATATGTTATATAGGACTTTTGTGTCAGTGATGGTGGATACGTGGGTGTTGATAGGTGTGTTTTTACATTTTTCGACAATGGGGGGTATCTAAAATGAACATTCGTTGTTATCGTTTATCAATAACATTTATTTTAATATTACTATTTTCCGTTATCTTCCTGTTGTCTTGCTATGTCTAACAATATATTCATAGGTATCTTGTCTTGGTCTGCTGCTGTATGACAACATGGACATAATGTAACAAGATTATAGTTATTAAGCCTCTTATCGAATGCATCTGATAACTTATCAATGTGATGTACAGATGTATTCTCATAGTTATATTGAACAGTACACCAATCATATAGTAACCTTATGCATACTTGACACATATGTAAGTCCCTCTGCTGAATATCTTCCCTCTTGTTTTGCCATGTAGTACTTCCTCTAAACCTTTTAATCTCACCATTTACTTCACTATATTTGTTTTGTTTGTACTTTCGCTTAGGCTTACTAGGACACTCGTAGGTAGTCTCATGTATGCCCCCACAATACTGACAACTCTTAAACATTTATATATCACCTACTTATTGACTTTGACTTTTGTAAAAAAAAATATATCTCTCAAACATATATATCAATGCTATATCTCCTTCAGTTAATCCCTGCGAACTATCTATATAATCTTGCACATTTGCATCTAACTCCATATTCACTCCTTAAAATTAAGCAACAAAAAAAAGCCTGTATGTCTACAGACTCTGTCATAAAAATAGTTTAATCTATATTATATTTATCTATAAGTAACTTATTAATATTAATTTGTTCCTGTGTTTGGGTTATTAATTTTTCATGCATTTTCAGTATATATAACAAACCTTCTACTACAGCCTCAAATTCAATTAGTCCAAATAATTCTTCATAAAAATATAAAAACTAGTAGTAACCTTAATCTTCTTCCGTCCATGAATATTCACAATTAGCACATTCATATCTATTAATATAACCATATTCTCCAGAATCTGCATAACTTTCAGATTCAATACAAATTGCTTCCTTTTGGTTACATTCACTACATAATTTTATTTTTTGTATTTCATCATCGAAATTTAAAGACTTACTACCCCATACAGAATGCCAAACTGTACCATTTCTTTTCATAAATAAATCTTTTACCCTTATATACGAATCAATTGAAAGATGCCAAGCAAAAGACGGAACGTTTATACAATGAGGCTCATATGAAATATTGTTCTTATCACATATATTAATAAAGTTTGGTATGGCTTCGTTAATACTTAAAGGATAACAAAATTCAGACAATTTTTTTAATGTGACTTTATTTACATTCTCATTTTTATAATTTATAGTAATGAGTTTAACTATCATAGGTATTACATCATTTTTATTTTGTCTTAGTATATAACTTATATAAGAAACTGTTTCTTTATCTGTTTTCTCAGAGATATATTTTTCTACTAAGGACTTAATTATTTTTTTATCTGTTATTTTAGGTAAATCCCACATTTGCTTTAGTGCTATTCTATGAATATTTTCATCTTCTGAAATTAAATCTAAAAGTAATTTAGTAATTTTTTTTGAAATAAATTTTGGTGAGATAGTGTATATAAGTTTTTGTATTCCTGATTCAAAATCTTTGTATAAAGCTATATAATGAATATCATTTAATGTTTCTGTTGGTGTAATTTTTATGTTTGGTACTTTACAATCTGAAAGTAGTATTGGTAAAAACCAAGAACGTTCCAATGGTCGTATTCTAAGTTCTTCTACTGCTGTTAATAGTTCTTCGTTCATATATGTTTTATTTCTTTTCCAATAATTCTTTGAAAAACAAGCAATAAAAAAATTAACTGACTTTATAGCCTCATGAATATCCTTTCCGAAAAATTTTCCTACTTCAAGATTGTTTTTGTCAATCCATACTTCAACACCATAATACCCTAGATATTCTGATATCTTTTGTACCTGCTCTGCATCTTCAGAAACATAAGAAATAAACACTTTCATATTTACACTTCCCCTCACAGATAATATTCTTCAAAGTTATGGTATATCCTGCAATAAATTGCAATTTATATTCACAAAATGATTGTATTCCATATATTTTACAATATATACTATATCTGAGGTGATTGAGTGTACTACTACAAAGTGTGGTCAACTAACAAAAATGCTCACTTATGGGCTTATGAAAAGTTTAAAGAAGATACAAAAGCTGACCTTATTGATTATCAAACCAATGGTAATATTA